TATTTGAAAGCCCTTTGAAACGCCCCACAAAGGCCGTTTAAGGTTTTCGTGTCTCTTTGTATGCCCGAGCGCTTACAGCGGCTCTGAGGGCGTTTTTCGTGGCTGTTGCTGTTTGGCCACCTTTGGTGCAATCTAGCACCCTGTGCAGCCGCACCCCCGCCTCGGAAATGTTTCCGTATCTGACCTAAGCCCCCGCGCAACTCACACTGCGGGGCATGAAAAAGACAAACCGCACCCCGAACAAGTCAACCGCTGATGCTGGTAACCCGGCAGGCACGGTTGCATTCAAAGGCTTTGATGACTGGATCGAGCTGTTTCGTGCTGGCCACCAGGTGGACAGTGCGGGCCGTGGCCGTGAGTGGACCGAGGCCGAGCTGGACCAGATTGTTCAGAACCATTCCGATGAAACCGCCGCCCCAATTGTGATTGGCCACCCGAAGACTGACGCCCCGGCTTATGGCTGGGCGCAGACGTTGAAGCGGGAGGGCAAAAAGCTGCTGGGCAAGTTCGCCCAGGTGGAGCCGACCTTTGCTGACCTGGTGAAGGAGGGGCGCTACCGCCGCCGCTCTGTGGCGATTGGTGAGGACCCGGACAAGGGCTTTTACCTGCGCCACGTTGGCTGGCTGGGCGCTGCCGCCCCTGCCATTAAGGGGCTGGCCGATGTGCAGTTCAGCGAAGACGCCACCACTACCTTGCACGAATTCAGTTATGAGCAGGCTGCGCACATGAATGCGCTGGCCCGCTTGTTCCGTGGTGTGCGCGAGGCCCTGTTGGAGCGCTTTGGCGCAGAGGCTGCCGACAAGGCGGTGCCGGAGTGGGAGCTGGAAAGCCTGAACCGCAACGCTGCCCGCGAAGAAGTGCAGGCGGATAACGAATCACAGCCGGTGGCTGGCTTTGCCGGGATGTACAACCACCCTAGCCTGACACCGCAAAACAACCCTAACCAACCCCAGGAGGAAAACCCCGTGGCGGAATTTACCCAAGAAGACCTGGACGCGGCGGTTGACCGTGCGCGCCAGGAAGAACGCAACGCCCAGGAAGGCGAGAAGAACCAGTTTCGTGAGCGTGTGCAACAGCTTGAAGCTGAGCAGGCACGCCGCGATGCGGAGCGTGAAGTGAGTGCGCTGGTGGATGCGGGCAAGGTGTTGCCCAGCCAGATGGACGGTATGACGGAGTTTGTGGCGGCACTGGATGGCGAGGCCAGCCTGGAGTTTACCGCAGGCGACGACACGCAGAAGACCAATCCGCGCGAGTGGTTTTTGCGCACCTTCATGGCGAACCAGCCCAAGGTGGTGCCGCTGGGCAAACAGCGTGAAGACGCTGACCCGGTGGGTGCGGACGATTACGAGGCGCTGGGCCGCAAGGCCAGCGAATTCCAAGAAGCTCAACGCAAGGCTGGCCGTGACGTCACGTTCACCGAAGCCTGGGAGCACGTGAAGAAGGAGGCAAGCCAGTGAAACCGTTGCTGATTATGAACTACCGCGCCCAGGGCGCATTGGGTGCCCACCGCATTGCGGCGGCGGGTACGGAAGACCAGGCGGTCAAGCAGGCCGCTGCCGGTACGGACGCACTGTTGGGAGTGACCACGGATGTGGGTGGCGACGACGGCAAGCGCGTGGATGTGATCCATACCGGCCTGGCCGAGGTGGACTTCGGGGCAAGCGTTGACTACGGCGCAAACCTGACCGCTGGTGCTGACGGCAAGGCGGTGCCTGCTACTCCGGGCGACCGCGTGGTGGGCGTGGCCATGTGTGGCGGCATTAACAATGACCGGGGCTTGGTGCTGCTTGGCACTGGTGCAACCCAACCGGCTGAACCGGCTTAATTAAGGAGACTACCGCATGAGTAACGCAAGCGCCTGGGCTATCGACCCGGAATTAACGCAGATTGCCATTGGCTACCGTAACCGCGAGATGATCGCGGACCGCGTGTTGCCGCGCATTTCACAACTGGGGCAGAGCGAGTTTAAGTACCAGTTTTACCCCATGGAGCAAGGCTTCACGGTGCCCAACACCTTGGTGGGTCGCCGCAGCCAGGTGCCGGAAGTGAACTTCAAAAGTGAAGAGCGCACCGCAGCGGCTGAGGACTATGGTCTGGAGCACGCCCTGCCCCAGCGCGATGTAGATAACGCGCCGGAAGGCACCAACCCGATGGGCCGTGTCACCGAGTGGCTGACCAACCTGATTGAGCTGGACCGCGAGTTGCGCGTAGCTCAGATGGTGTTTAACGGCAACACCTACGGCACCAGTAATAAGGTGGCTCTGAGTGGTGCTGACCAGTTCACGGACGGCAGTAGCGACCCGGTGCGGCTGATGCTGGAGAAGATGGACTCGGTGATTATGCGCCCGAACCGCGTGGTGTTTGGTCAGGGCGTATGGCGCGAGTTTCGCCAGCACCCGAAAGTGGTTAAAGCAACCAACCGCAATAGCGGCGACAGCGGTGTGGCGGCGCGTGAGGCCGTGGCTGAGCTGTTGGAGGTGGAAGAGGTGATCGTGGGTCGCGCCCTGGTGAACTCTGCCCGCATTGGCCAGCCCGCCCAAATGCAGCAGGCGTGGGGTAACCACGTGGCCATGCTGCACATTGACCGCCTGGCAGACACCCAGCAGGGCGCAACCTTTGGCTTCACCGCCCCTTACGGCCAGCGCGAAGGTGCGCAGTGGTTCGACCGCAATGTGGGCACCAAAGGCGGCACCCGTGTGCGTGTGGCTGAAAGTCTGGCGGAAGTGGTGAGCGCGCCGGACCTGGGCTTCCTGATTCAGAACGCGATTTAAGGGGGCTTTATGAGTGCTTCAAAGACTTATCAAGTGCTGAGTCCTGTGGTGGNCAAGGGTAAGACCTNCCCGGTAGGCAGCGAGGTGGCAATGCCTGAAGAGCACGCCCAGTCGCTGATCCGGTTGGGCTGCCNGGCGGACACGNACGCGGAGGCAGAAGCGCAGGCCAAGGCGGAAGAAGAAGCCAAGGCTAAAGCTGAGGCTGAGGCGCAGGCCAAGGCGGAAGAAGAAGCCAAGGCTAAAGCTGAGGCTGAGGCCGCCAAGGCAAAGCCTGCCGCCAAAGGTAAGGGGGCGTAAGCGGTGTACCTCACGGCGCAAGGATTCACGGTGCTATACAGCACCCAGGAGCTGGCAGAGGCTTCGCGCTGCGACGCGCAGGTGCTGCAGGCGGTGTTGGATGAAGGCGATACGTCTTCGTTTGATCCACTGCTGGTAGCCGAAGCGGTTGAAGCTGTGGAGCGTGCCGACCGGATACTGCAAAACGCCAGTAACCGGGTGGATAGCCACCTGCGGGTGCGCTACCAACTCCCCTTGCCTGCTGAGGCGGTGACGGCGAACGACCTGGAAACGCGCGTGGCCGACGTGGCCCGCTTGCAACTTTGGCGATACCCCAGTGATGAGCACCGCACCCGGTATAACGACGCCATAGCCTGGCTGAAAGATGTGTCGCGGGGGATGGTGTCGCTGGTGAGTGCCGTGCCCGGTGGAGGCAGTGGTACCGAGGGTGCAACCCTTGGCCGTGTGCGCACTGGCCAGGGTAAAAGCCAGTTTGATTGGAGTGGCTACTGATGGCGGGCGCACGGGTACGGGTTCAGTACGACGACAGCCAGTGGCAGGCGGCATTGGATGCGCTTGCGCGCGCCGGTGCCGACCTTTCCCGCCCGCTCAATGAAGTGGGTGAATACCTGGTCAGCGAGACGCTGGAGCGCTTCAAGGTGGGCAAGGGGCCAGACGGAACCGCGTGGAAAGCTGTGCAGCGCGGCGGCGTTCCCCTTGTAGACCGTGGGCACTTGCGGGATTCCATTACCTACGCGCAGCGACCCGGCGAAGTAATGGTGGGCAGCGGCATGGTGTACGCAGCCATTCATCATTTTGGTGGCAAAGCCGGACGTGGCCGCCGTGTGTCGATTGATGCGCGACCGTTCCTGGGCGTTAACAGTCAGGACACGGCAGAGATTGGCCAGATTTTCACTGACCACCTGACGGAGGCTCTGCAATGAGTGGGCAAGGGGTAGACCTGAACGCCGTGGCCGATGCGGTGGTGGATTTTTACAAGGCGAACTTGCCGGGCCTGGGCCAGTGCAAGGTGTACGCCGGTGAGTTTGATGGCGATCGGCGCGTGGCGATTAGCCCGCCTTCGCTGTTTGTTGCCTGCCTGGGTGGTGTGCCGGAAGACGTGGGCACCGAACAGGTGGAGCTGAATTGTCGCTTTGCTGCCTATGTGGTGGCAGAGCACGCAGGAGACCGGGCTTCACGTCAGCGCAATGTGTTGACGCTGACCGAGGCGGTTTGCCTGCTGACCGAGAATAACCAGTGGGGCATGAAGCAAGTCAGCCCCGCTACCCTGACGCGCGTGGAGAACGCGAGCACCGGCCAGATTCAAGGTCGGGCCTTGGCTTTGTGGGTGGTGACCTGGGAGCAACGGCTGCGCCTGGGTGTGAGCGTGTGGCAGCCGGACGGCTTCCAGCCAACTGAGATTTACGCGGGCTATAAAGGCCTGCCAAAGGATGATTACGACCGCCTGGAATTCCCCGGCACCCTGGAGGATGAAGGCTGATGCGCGAGTTTGACCTGGCTGATATGGACCGCCGCGTTAGCCGCCTGATCCGTTTGGGTGTGGTGGCTGAAGCTGACTATGAGAAGGCTCGTGTGCGGGTAAGCATTGGTAAGGTGGTCACCAACTGGCTGCCCTGGATAACCCGTCGGGCGGGTCTGGATGTGGATTGGTGGGCACCGTCGAAAGGCGAGCAAGTGGTGGTGCTGGCCCCGGATGGTGAGTTTAACAATGCGGTGGTGTTGGGCAGTGTTTACCAGGCGAAACATCCGGCCCCTGAGAGCAACCCGAAAGTGCGCCTGACGCGCATGGAGGATGGGGCCACCTTCCGCTACGACAGCGAGAACAGCGCGCTGACCATCGAGCTACCTGGTAGCGCCAAGGTGCTGATTGAGGGGGATGCAACAGTGGAGGTGAATGGTGACCTGATCGCCAAGGTGGGCGGTAATGCCAGCGTGGATGTGGACGGCGACCTTGCCGCCAAGGCAGGCGGCACAGCCAAGGTGGACGCCAAGGGTGTTGAGCTGAATGGCGGCTCGCCCTGTGTCACTACGGCGCATATTTGCCACTTCACCGGTACGCCTCACGGCGACGGCAGCAGCACAGTAAAGGCAGGTAAGTGATGGCGCTCAGTAAAAGCAGTTTGAAAGACCGAATTGTGCAGGAGATGGAAGCCATGGGCGCTAAGGCCAGTGGTGAGCACAGTTGGGTGGATAAGTTCGCGGAGGCGCTGGCCAGTGCGGTGGTGGATGAAATCCAGCAGAACGCTCAGGTGCCTGTGTCCGGCGGCTCAAGTGCGGGTAGCTACCCGGTTCAGTAAACCAAAGGGGGAACCATGAAAACCCAAAGTTACAACGTGAAGCGCGCCTTCCGCCATGCCGGTAAAGACTACCGCAGCGGTGAGCGCATTGATTTGACGCCCCACCAGGCACGCCCGCGCTTAATCAGCGGCCACCTGGAGGAACCCAAGGCCAAGCCCGCAGCAAAGAAGGGTGACGCCGCCAAAGCCAGCAACCAGAAGGAGGCGAGCTGATGGATTATTTACATGGTATTGAGGCGCTGACCGTAGACGACGGCCCCCGCCCTATTCGTACCGCCCGCTCCAGTGTGATCGGGATTGTGGGCACTGCGCCTGATGCAGACCCGGAACTGTTCCCGCTGAATGAGCCGGTGCTGGTAATGAACCCCGGTGATGCGCGTGGATTGGATACCATCGGCGACTTCGCGGGCACGCTGCCGGATGCAATGGATGCCATTTACCGCCAGGCTGGTGCCACTTGTGTGGTGGTTCGGGTGGAGGAAGGCGCAGATACCGAGAGCACTATTTCTAACGTGATTGGTGGCACTGATGCGCAGACTGGCGACCCGCTGGGGGTTGAAGTTTTGCGCGCCGCACAGTCCAAGGTTGGCCTGGTACCGCGCATTCTGTGCGTACCTGAGTACACCAGCTTTGTCACTCGTGACGGTCAGGACGATTCCATTACAGCAAGCCCGGTGATTAACGCCCTGGTGTCGGTGGCGGATACGTTGCGCGGCTTTATCTATGCGGACGGCCCGAACACGACTGACGAAGAGGCGGTGCAGTTCCGGGATACGCTGGGTAGTCAGCGCGTGATGGTGATCGACCCTTACGCCAAGGTCTGGGATACGGTGGCGAACGACGAAACCATCCGCAGCGCAGCGGCCTACTTTGCCGGTGTGCGGGCGCGCCTGGATACGGAGCGCGGCTTCCACTGGAACATCAGTAACCAGGCTATTAACGGCCTGACCGGTGTAGCGCGGCCTATCGATGTGAGCCTGGGCGCGCGCAACACTCGCGCTAACTACCTCAATGAAAACGAGGTGGCCACCATCGTGAATCTGACCGGTTTCCGCACTTGGGGTGGTCGCACTTGCAGTGATGATCCGCTGTGGGCCTTTGAGAACCATGTGCGCATTCACGACATGATTTTGGAAAGCCTGGTGCAGGCGCACCTGTGGGCGCTGGACCGAAACATTGACCGCAACTACGCCGACGCTGTGGCCGAGGGGGTGAATGCTTACCTGCGCGATCTGGAAGCGCGCCGGATTATTAGCGGTGGCACCTGTGTCTTCTCGGAAGAGAAGAACACCAGCTCCAGTATGGAGTTGGGGCGGGCTTTCTTCAGTATCGACTATGGCCGGTACGGAGTAGCGGAACACATTATTTTTGAGGCGGCTGTAAACAACGATTACACCGTCGAGCAGCTTTTCAGCTAAGGGGGTAGCAGATGGCGATTCCACGCACGTTAAAAAACTACGCGGCCTATATTGATGGCCGTGGGTATGCGGGGCGCATTGATGTGACCCTGCCGGAGCTGACCTTGCAAACAGAAGACTATAGCGCCGGTGGCCTGTCTGCTGTGGTTAAGGTGGACATGGGCTTGGTTGAGGCTGTGGATGTTCAGTTCACGCTCAAGGAGTACGACCCGGATGTGTTGAGCATGTGGGGGCTGGCTGAGGGGCAGAGCCTGCCGCTGGTCGCACGTGGTGCTGAGCAAGGCGAGGACGGCACGGTGCGCGAGGTGCGCATGGATCTGCGCGGCCTGTTCTACCAGGTCAATATGGGGCAGTGGCAAGGAGGCGAGCGCCCGGCCATTGAGGGTACGGTTAATGCGCGCTGGTATCGCTTGCGCGTTGATGGCCAGGACGTCCACGAGATTGATGTGGAGAACATGAAGCGCGTGGTTGGCGGACAGGATCAGCTTGAAGCTATCCGCCGCGCCATTGGTGTGTAAGGGGGCGGTATGAGTAAAGAAGTCGAATTGGAATACCCGATTAAGGTGGACGGCAAGGAAGTGTCCACCCTGACCATGCGCCGCCCTGTAGTGGCCGACATGCTGGCTCAGGAGAAAAGCAAGGGGAGTGACGCGGAAAAAGAGATCCGCATGTTCGCGAACCTCTGCGAGGTGCCGCCGGATGCTATTCATAGCATGGATATGGCGGACTATCTGGAGCTTCAGGAGGCTTACCAGGGTTTTTTATCTGGAGCGCGGAAGACTGCCGGAAAGGCGTCCTAGCGCTGGCCTACTGGACTGGGTGGTCGATGGCAGAGCTTCAGGCGCTGCCTATCGACGACCTGAATACCTGGCTGAGTACGCTTGAGAAAGTAAGACCAAAATCGCAGCCAGGCACAGGAAGAAAAGCCAGATAAGCGCGACAACCGGGGCGGTGATGATGGCCGCTACTGGTGCAAAAAGAACGGATTCGAGCAGTGTATAGCCGCCGGTTAAGTGTAGGACCGGCACCGCCAGCAGGCAGCCCAGCGCATAGATTGCGCGACCTGGCAGGCTGGCGAATTTATTAAGAAGGTGGTCCATGTCCAGTAACCTCGCAGTTTCAGTATCTATCGGAGCGGCCCTTGCGGGTTCGTTCCGGCAGGTATTGGGCGGCGCTGACAAACAGTTTAGCAAACTTGGCCAAACTGTGGGGCGGATGGACCGTCAGATGGGAGCCTTGCGGGGCTTTCAGGCAAACCAGCGTGCGCTGCAAGAGGCTGAAACAGGCTACCGCAGCGCCCGTGAGCGAGTTGCACAACTTACCGCCGCAATGCGGCAGACCCGCCAGCCTAGTCAGCAAATGCGCCAGGAGCTGGCAGCGGCCCACCGTGAAGCCGACCGGGCGCGTCAAGCATTTGAGTCGAAGCGTGCCACGCTGGCTGAAAGCCGCCGCGAGGTGCGCGCTCTGGGGTTGTCCTATCGTGATATTGAGGGGCAGCAGCGCCGTCTTGCGTCTGCAACCCAGAACCTGAGTCACCGCCAGCAGCAGCTTGGCTCTGCTATGGCGCGGGCGCAGCAAATCAAGCAAAACCGGGCGGCTCTGCGTGGGCAGATTATGGACACTGTGGCGCTGGGCATGGCTCTGGTTGCGCCTATACGTGCCGCCTCCAACCTGGAAAGCGCCGAGGTGCGTTTGCGCACCGTTATTTCTGCCGACGACACCGAAACCGCTATGGCGGAGGCGCGCCGACATGCTCTTGAGTGGGGCCGCCGGAACCCGACGAATGCAGCCGACATGCTGGGTATCAGTTATGCGCTGTCTTCTGCTGGCTTCGATGCTGATGCTGCCCGCTTTGGTTCTGAGATTGTGGCCAAGGTGGCCACTGCAACCGACGGTCAGGTTGAGCAGGTAGGTGAGCTGATCGGTGTGGTTTACAACAACCTCGGCAAGGCAATGGAAGGCGAGATGGAGGACAAGATCGCTCGTATCGGTGATGTGCTGGTGCAGACGCAGAACGCCTTCCAGTTGCGCGACTTTGGCCAGCTTGCTGAGTCGATGAAAGAAGGGGCGTCGGCAGCCATACGCTACAACGTGCCGCTTGAACAGACAGCGGCAGTGCTGGGCCAGTTTAACAGCGCGGGCCTGATGGGCGGGCGTGCTGGTACGGCCATGAATGCCGTACTTCGGCAGATGGGCAAGGCCTCTGAAGATTTTGGCTTCACCATTGAGCGCAGCGCTGATGGCTCCATGGACCTGATGGCCACGCTGGATAATTTGCGCGAATCGCTGGATATATTCGACGACCCGGACGAAAAAGCGCGAGCGCTGCAGGAGGCTTTCGGTGATCAGGGTGGCCAGGTCGTGCTGCTGCTGGAGAATATGGAGGCGCTGAATAAGCAATACGAGACTTTGCGCGATAACGCCGACGGGGCGACAGACCGCAGCTATGAAACTCGTATCGCATCCACAGCCAACCAAATGCAGATCCTGCGCAACCGGGTGACCGAGGCGGGCATTGCCCTGGGTAGCGCGCTACTGCCAGGTGTTAACGCCCTCGGTGGCGTTATTGGTACGGCGGCCACGGCGCTGGCTAAATTTGCGGAGCGCTTCCCGACACTGACCAAATGGGTGGTGGGCCTAACTGCTGGTTTGATAGCGGGCAAGGTTGCGGCGGTGGGTCTGGCGTATGCCTGGACCTTTGTTCAGGGTGCTGGGGCGGCGGTTGTTGTGGGCATCCGCAGTGTTCAGGCGGCTGTTGCTTTGGCTACGGTGCGTTTCCATACCCTTAATGCTGCCACCCTGGTGACGCAGGCAAGAATGCGCGCCATGGCAGCGGGGGGCGCTATTAAGGCCGTAGGTGCCTCTCTGATGGGGCTGGCTGGCCGGGCTATTCCGGCAGTGATTACAGGTATTCGCGCCATGGGCGTGGCCATGATGACCAACCCTATTGGTATTGCGGTGGCTGCGATTGCGGCGGGTGCTCTGTTGGTGCGCAAATACTGGGAGCCTATCAGTGCATTTTTTGGCGGCCTTTGGGGTGGGATTAAATCCGGTTTAGAGCCGGTTATAACCGCCTTTAAAGGCTTTGCGTCCAGCACGGCTGCAGCGCTATCTCCTTTGCTTTCTGTTTTTCATCCGCTCGGGGCGATGATTGGCTGGGTTGCTGACCAGGTGGGTGCTCTTGTTGGCTGGTTTGGCGGCCTGCTTTCTCCGGTTGACGCTTCCAGCGAGTCGCTTTCGCGCGCTGCCGGTGTGGGCGAAACCGTTGGCCATGTTATTGGCACCCTGCTTGGCGGCGCTGTTCGACTCGCCGCTCTGCCTTTCCGTGTATTGGGTGCGGTTGTGTCCACCACCGTGGGCCTGCTGACGGGCGCTGTCGGCGTGTTCAAGAAGGTTTTTGACTGGTCGCCGCTTGGGCTTCTCATTCGTGGATTTGGTGCTGTCACTGACTGGCTTTCCGGTATCGACTGGAGCGAGAGCGGGCGGGCCATTTTGGGCACATTGGTTGATGGCATAAAAAGTGTGGCCATGGCTCCGGTTAATGCTGTCCGCAATACCCTGGGTAAGGTTCGCGAGCTGTTGCCGTTTTCTGATGCAAAGACAGGGCCGCTATCAGACCTGACCGCCTCGGGCGCTTCCATTCCCAGCACGCTTGCTGAGGGTGCGCAAAGTGCGCAGGAAGTGCTGGGGCAGAGTTTGCGCGGCGTCCTCTCAAGCGTGTGGTCCGGTGCGCGTGAGCTGCTGAGCGGCAACGTGGACGTGGGGGCAAAGATTGGCGAGGTGTTGACCCCGGCGCGGCAGGCTGCCAGTGCAGGCTTGGTTGCAGCCAGTGCCGTGATGGCCCCCGCTACGGCAGCAGCCGACGCGCCGCAAGCGCCCGCCAAGGTAGAAATTAGCAATCACTACCAGATCAGCGTACAGGCTGCGCCTGGTATGGATGCAGAAGAGGTAGCTACGTTGGTGCAGCGCAAAATTGAAGAGGCCGAAGAGGCCAAGGCTCGGCAACGTCGTGGCCAGTTATATGACGGGATGAATTGAGATGATGTTAGGGCTAGGTGATTACCGTTTTAGCGTTGACCGCGCCGCTTACCAAGAGTTGCGGCGGGTCACTGATTACCGCTGGCCTAGCCAGGAGCGGATTGGCCGAACCCCTGCCCGGCAGTTCGTTGGCCCTGGTGATGATCGCCAAGACCTTGAGGGTGTTATTTATCCGCACTTTCGGGGCGGTCCCGGCCAACTGGATGCTATGCGAGAAGAGGCAGCGCAAGGCACCCCGCTGTTGCTGGTGGATGGCGAGGGCCGCATTCATGGCCGCTGGGTGATTGAGCGCGTAGAGGAAACCAAAAGCGTGATTGATGAGAAGGGCCGTCCGCGCCGCCAGCAGTTTCGCCTGACAATCGCTTTTTATGGGGATGATCGCTGATGGTTGTGTATCGAACGAAGGACGGAGACCGACTGGATCAGATTTGCCACCGCCATTATGGCCGTGTGGATGTGGTCCAGGAGGTGCTGGATGCAAACCGGGGGCTGGCTGATTTGGGGCCGGTACTGGCTGCGGGTGTGCGCATTAAGCTGCCGCAGCTTTCGCCACCCAAGGCGCGTAAGACTGTGAGGTTGTGGGACTGATGAAGCCTGTTTTCCGCGTTACCGCCGATGGCTCAGATATAACAGCCGCTATTCGGGACCGGCTGGTGAGTCTGCGTGTGATTGATGAGGCGGGCGAGGATTCGGACACCCTGGAGATTGTGATTGATGATCGGGATGGTGTAGTGGAGCTGCCGCGCAAGGGCGTGGAGCTGGAAGTTTGGCTGGGATTTGACGCGGATGCAGTGGGTATGGGCCTGTATGTGGTCGATGAGGTGGGTGTTACGTTTGTGCCTGCCCAGATGAGGATTACTGCGAGAGCGGCCAACTTCAGTAACTCCGATACAGCCAGAGACAGGCGCGCAAGCCTGCGGGAGCCGCGGTCGCGCGACTGGCACCAGGTAACTCTGGGCGACATGGTGGAGGAAATAGCTGGCGAGCATGGGTTTGAGGCGCGGGTTAGCGATGAGCTGGCGGCTATAGAGCTGGAGCACGTAGACCAGATGGACGAAAGCGACCTGAATTTACTGATGCGCCTGGCTCGTAACCATGACGCATTGGCCAAACCTGCCGGTGGTCGGCTATTGGTGCTGCCTCGCTCTGACATGCGTACAGCGGATGGGCGTCAACCGGACCCGGTGACGATTACGCCGGAAGATATTAGCGGCGGCTCTGTGGTAATGCCTGAGCGCTCCCGGTATGCATCTGTCGTGGCTCACTACCATGACGCAGAGCTGGGTGAAGAGGTAGAAATTCAGGCTGGAGAAGGCGAGCCGGTCTTTCGTGTGCGGCGAGAGTACCCGGACGCGGACAGCGCAAGAAGTGCTGCAGAGGCCAGGCTTAGGGCATTTGAGCGCGGGGCTGTTGAGTTGACGCTAGACCTGCCAGGCAATCCGATGGTGGCGGCGGGCACCCCGGTGCAGCTTACTGGTTTTCGCCAGGGTATAGACCGCAGCTACCGAACCGAGCGGGCGGAGCACGTGCTGGACGGTCGTGGGCTGCATACCCGGATACGGGCGGAGGGTGACAATGCAGGGAATGAATAAGGATACAGGCAAGCGATTGGCCGGCGTGGCGCACTTGCGGCAAAGCATTCAGGACATTCTGAGCACTCCGCTCGGAACGCGGGTGATGCGCCCCACCTATGGTTCGCGCTTGCCGGAGCTGATAGACCGGCCTGTGGATGATGCGCTGTTGATTGATCTGTATGCGGCCACGGCAGAGGCACTGGAGAACTGGGAGCCTCGCTTCGAGTTGCGCCGCGTTCAGGCTGTACAGCCTACCGAGGGGCGCATAACCATAACTGTTGAGGGGCTGTATTTGCCTGACAATGAGTACATACGACTGGAGGGGCTGGAGCTGTGAGTGCGATTGATTTAAGCCGCCTACCGCCGCCGGAGGTTATCGAAGAGCTGAGCTATGAGGCTATTTTGGCTGAATGGAAGGCGGACCTTATCGGCAAGGACCCGGCCCTTGAAGCTGTTCTCGAGGTGGAGAGTGAGCCGCTGACAAAAATGGTGCAGGTGGGCGCATACAGAGAATATCTGATGCGGCAGCGCGCCAATGACAAGGTGCGCGACCTCCTGCTGGCGTTCGCCCAGGGGCCTGATTTGGACCATATAGGCGTTACTCGCTTTGGTGTTGAGCGGTTGATGCTGGAGCAAGGGCCGCCCCCTGTTTATGAATCGGATGAGGCTTACCTGCGCCGCCTTCTGATTGCACCGGACCGCTTTACTACGGCGGGTTCTGAAGACTCTTATGTCTTCCATGCTCTAACTGCCAGCGGCGACGTTAAGGACGTAAAGGCCCTGAATGGCGGGGCTGGCCGGGTTCGTGTCCCTGTCCTTTCGCGCGAGGGAACTGGCGAGGCGTCGGCAGCACTGGTCGCTACCGTGGATGGTGCATTGCAGCCACAAAAGGTGCGTCCACTGAATGACTCAGTACAGGTGTTCAGCGCAACTGTTAAGACCTACCAGGTCGCGGCCACACTGACCGTTCGCCCTGGGCCGGACACCGAGGTTGTACGGATGGCCGCAGAAAAAGCCGCGCAAGAATATGCCGATTCCCGGCACTCCCTGGGCGTGGACATGATACGCGACGCGATGCAGGCGGCCCTGTATGTGGAGGGTGTGGAGCATGTAGACATGACCGAGCCTGTCGCCGATGTGCTGTGCGGTGACACGGAAGCGCCCTTTTGTGTTTCGGTGGAGGTTAATGCTTGATGAGTAGCCTGCTGCCACCCAACGCTACAGAGCTGGAAAAGGAGTTGGACGAGGTATTGGCTCGCCAGGAGCAGGTGCTGCCACCTATCCGCGAAATGTGGGACCCGTGGAGTTGCCCGACTGAGTTGCTGCCTTGGTTGGCGTGGTCTGAGGGTGTTGATGAGTGGGATTCGCAATGGCCAGAGCAAGTTAAGCGTCAAGTGATCGCGTCAACGCCTGAGATTCGCAAGCACCGGGGCACCGTCTGGGCTGTCCGCGAGGCGCTGCGGGCTGCTGGCTATGCCGACGCAGAGCTGCAAGAAGGCATGCCGGTACTAACCCATGACGGCAGCCAGCTTTATGACCAGGTAGAGACCTACGGCGGCGGCGCGCGCTGGGCTTTGTTTAAGGTGATAGCTGATATTGGCGAGGATAAGGGTGTCGGCGGCGCTGAGTTAAACCGCCTATTACGCCTGATTGACCGCGCCAAGAACGTGCGCAGCGTGCTGCGAGAGGTTGCCTATCGGGCCAGCGTGGACGACGTGATAGCGGCACAGGACGACCAAACCGTGGATGTGCTGCAAACGGTTGAAGAGGTGCGCCCGTGGGGTCGCCGCTATGACGGAGTAATAAGTCATAACCAAGCCACCCAACTACCGCGTGCGCCGCAATACTTTGATGGCGCATACCGCCACACCGGCGAGCTGCGCCACGACGGCCTGAGGCCCTACCACGACTGGGATGTGACTGGCGAGCGCTACGACAACCAGTGGGATGAGATGGTGTTCGGACTACGCTCAGAGCTGGACGAGTCGCACCAGGTGGCTGCGCACTATGACGGCGCAGCCAGCTATGAAGCCGTTCTTAGCCACGGCGACACCCAGCCCCCGGCTGTTGATGCAGGGCTGCTGAATATCGTGCTACGGCGTCGCCATAACGGGCGGCTGAACTATGCGGGCGGCCAGCAATACGCAGGCAGCGCGCCAATATCACAAGCGTTTTAAGGGGCTTTATATGCACTTAGAGGACACAGAAAACTTGCCCACCGGCACGCTGGAGGTGGCGATTTTCAAAAACGGCCAACTGTTCGACTTCTGGAAGGACCAGAACCTGGTTGTTAACGAAGCGCGCACCATGCTGGCTCAACTGGTTGCCGGTGACTCGGCTGGCTCAGCAATTACCAAAATCGGCTTTGGGGTGGGCAGCACCCCGGCGGACCCAGATGACACCAGCTTGTCCAGCGCTTATGTGCGCAATCTGACCGGCCACAGCTACCCGGAGGCGGGCAAGGTGCGCTTTGAGTTCGCACTGAATACCAGTGAGGCCAACGGCCTGACCATTCGGGAGTTCGGTCTCATTACCGCCGATAACCGCTTGTTTAGCCGCAAGGTGCGCGGGGATATCGAAAAAAACGACGACATCAGCTTAGAGGGTGTCTGGACTATCACGTTTTAGGAGGAGGAGGTGACGCATGGCGAACCTACAAGAGCAGGCCACCTGGGAAAGTGGCGTTTATCAAATTGAGACCACCGACCCAGTGGTGGGTGGCCCTGATGGCGTTAGCAACGTCCAGGCCAAGCAGCTAGGCAATCGTACCGCCTACCTTAAACAAAAATTAGAAGAGGCACAGCAAAGCCTTGATGCCGTCGGTGTTGAGGGCCAGAACGCACTTTGGGCGGCTGTTGAGTTGGCGCTGTCCGACGTGGGCCTGTTGGCCCGAGAGCTGGACCGTAACCAGACAGTGCGCCATCAGGAGGGGGTCTTCACCCTCTACAACCGAGGCGTTAAGTCGGGGTGCAGTATCAGCAAAAGCACCAGTGCAAGCCGCAACCTGTCGATTGGCTCAGGGGTTTGCTTTATGCACGGCTCTGAGATGGGCGTGGATTCAGAAGAGAATGCGGCCAGCGTACCAGGCAACAGTGGCAGCAGCTCAGCCACGGCACAAGCCTACTTGTATGTGGTGAATAACCGGGTCCGCCTGGCTGTGACCAGCCTCAACGAAGAAGCCCCGGAAAACACCCTGGTACTGGCTGATTTACACATTCCGGCAGGCAACACCGGTGCAACCGACCAGTACCTGGCCAACGTCACCATTACTACGGTGGCTCGGGTTGAGCCTGACTGGCCACACGTACAAACCGACCCGGCCTACCGTCAGCATGACTTTGAAAAGGTGATGCACAACGCCGGGTACCAGCTCAGCCTCGATATTGTGGACTTTATCGGCGGCCAGAAGCCGGTACTCATTAACCGCGACGCAGACCGCGCCGCCAACACATTCCGCGTCTACGGTAGCGGCTCGGCTGACGCCGTGCGCGTCCGCTTCGTGGCGCACCTGATGAACCAGTAAGGAGAAGACCATGCGAGTTAAAACCATTGGAGCCGGGCCACACCCGGACATCAGCAAGGCAGGCAGCGTCGTAAGTGTGAACGGCGTGGAAATCGACTGCAAAGACCGTCAGGGCGATAGCGCACAGATTATCGACCTGCGCTGCAAGGATGGCCAAACCACCGAAGGCGGCGATGGCCACCAAGTGGCAAGCATTCACATTCCGCCCCGCCAGTACCGCGAAGTCGATACCGGTGAAACAGACGACGAAGACCAGCCGGTACTGGAACGCGAGGCGGTGCCATTCGACCCGCGCGCAGTCCTGGTCACCCTTTGGACTCATAACAGCTAAGGAGCTACCAACATGATGATTTTCAACCCCGACAGCCTGCGCACGCAGGTAGAAGCAGCCACCGGCGGACACGTGACGGTCCTGTACGACGATAAGGGGTACCCGTCCTATATGCGGGTGATTCCGAAGTTCCGGTACGAGGACCTGGGTTTTGGTGCTGAGCTGGGCACCGGGGTGGCCACGGCCTTCCTAGTCAACGGCCAGGAGAAAAGCGAGATCTTTGTCGGGCAGTGCCAGGCGAGCACCCACGACGGCCGCGCGGTGGCGCTGCCTGGCAAGGACCCGCGCACCAGTATCAACTACGACCAGGCGAAGACCGCGTGCGTGGACAAGGGGCCGGGCTGGCACCTGATGACCCGCCACGAGTGGGCGGCCGTGGCGCTGTGGTGCATGGCGAACGGATTCGAGCCGCGCGGCAATACGGACTGGGGGCGGGCGCACGATGCGACCCACGAGACAGCCGTGCGGCCGGACGGCTACGCCCCGGGTGATTCATCTAACGGTAATGGGCGCACCGCAACCGGCGGCGGTCCGGCGTCCTGGCGCCATGATGGCGGTATCACCGGCATTGCTGACTTGGTGGGGAATGTGTGGGAGTGGTGCGACGGTCTGAAGCTGATGGATGGCCGCGTGCATTGCACCCAGGACAACCACTTCACCCAGGACGAGGGCGACTGGTCGGCCCTGGACCACTACATGTCCAACGAAAGCGGCACGGCCACCCTGATGAACTCGGCCGGTGTCTCGAATGACGACTCCATTAATTCCGAGTGGGGCAGCCTGGCCAAGGATGCCGGTTACACCGAGTCGCAGTTGCTCCAGCGCCTGCTGTTCTCGCCTGCCGGCATCATTCCCCAGGGGCGCTTCTACGTGCGCACCAAGGGCGAGCGCTTCCCGATCTGCGGCGGCTGCTGGTGCAGCGGCTCGAGTGCCGGTCTCGCCGCGNTG